AATGCTTCACTAAACCTTGCTGATGCAGATAGTTTACTCAGCTTAATCACAAGTGCTAACAATAGAATCAATCAGATAGTTGATGGAACTATTCCTACAGAGGTTCAATATAACACTGATGTATTGGCTGCTGGAAATGGAATTCTTTTAGATAAAAGTATACCAAATAAAATAAAAGTTAATAATAATCTAAAAGGATATTCTTTAAATAGACCTTATAGATTTAACGAAAACACATTGACAAGATATACTGAAATTTCAGCTGCGTCTCAATACGATCCGACACAATCTTCAACTTATGGTATTTGGACTCAAATTAAAGATTTTTCAAATCAGTTAAGATTAGCAGGAAAAGTTACTTCCGGAAGTGCTGATACAAATATCAATATATACTTAGACGATAAACTTATTAAATGGTCAGATGGTCAAAGTTTTAAAGTTGTTTTTGAAAATTTAGATTTGAATGGATATTCAATAAATATTTGGACAAATTACTTAAACAATTATAATACACAAATTGGAAGTTTATCAGATGCTCAATTGAGCGATAACCCTTATTTTGAAATAGTATGCGTAAATGCTGCTAGTTATGATTTCGAAATTGATATAATAAGATAAGAATAAATGGACACACAAAACTCATTAAATAGCGTTATTAGACAGTTCACTCAAATGAACACAAATGCTTTAGAAACTTTTGAAAGAATTAATCAAGCAGTAACAACTCAAGATGAATCAATAACAGTTTCCATAGATTTATTTGGTACTCCAGACGAGGATGGTAATACTACAATAAAGACTTATCAAATACCTTCTTTTGGTTTCTTAAATAAAGAAATGAAAAGACTTGAAAACAATATCAAAGCGCTTAGTGGTGTTGGTACTTCAAATGCAACAGTTCAATTACCTGATGGCAGCTTTCAAAGAGTTATCACTAAAAAACTAAAGACACCTGCAAATGATTTAGAGGTTATTGATTTACCAACTTCTTTTGAAACTACAGATAATGACTTTTTTGAAGATTTTCTTAACCCTTTATTAACTGTAAAATTTAATGTTAGTGGTCAAATTGACACTGATACTGAAAGGGTTTTAGTTAAAAGATTTATATTTCCAGCTGAAGATGATTTTGCACCTTCTTATTTTGATGACAATTACAAAAATTTAGAAGAGTTAGATTATGAAACTGCTCTTGGTGATATTATTTCAGATGGTGTAAATATAACAATTGATGAGCAAGTAAGAGATTTACCTTTTAAATCTACTCAATATTATGGTGGGTTTGATGTTATCAATGTAGAAAATGTATCTAGAACTTTTCAAGTTGATGGAGAAGATGTTACAAGAACCGTAAAACTATTTACACTTAATAAATTAACATATAATGATGGGGAAAAGTCACTAAAAGATACCGAGCTTTTAAGTATAGGAGATAATCTTCTGGTTAATTCTGGTAACAATAGCACAAGGTATGAGATAACTAACATTTATTCAGGTACAAGTCAACTGGAGTTAAAGCTGATAGAAGGATTTGACTCTGTATCTATTGGTGCTGATGTTTTAAAAATTTATAAAAATTTAGAAGATTCAGTAAGCCTAAGTATTAATGTAGGTTTTAATGAAAGACAAATTGTGTTCTTTAAAGCAATTGACCCTTCTTCTAAAATTATAGCAGAAAACTGGTCACCTGGTGTTGGGTTCTATTCAAACGAATTAACAATTGAAGAGGTTGATGGAAGTACTTCAACTTTAGCAGCATATTATAGAAATAATGTAGCTGATTTCGGACAATTTATTAAATCACTTAAAGAAGATTTCATTCCACCTGCAACTGTAGGAATTGTTCCAGATCCAGTTGAATTATTACCAGGTAATTTTTCAGTAGTTCAAGTAAATACTCACTTAACATCTAATGATGCATTCGATTCTATCAAAAAACTATCAAGTGATAAAGTTACTGTTTTAGAATCAATTAAAAAATTAGATGATACTATTTCAAATAAAAGATCCGAGATAGCAACTAAGAAATACACTTCTAAAATAGAGCAAAATAAAGATAAAAATAATCTTAACTCTCTAATTGAAAAAAGAAGTGGAGAAGCAAAACTTTATACTTCAATAGTAAATCAAATTCAAAGTATTAGTACTGACCAAGGTATAGCTGATATCAGTGCAAAATATAGAGTTAGAGGTTTTTGGGCTATTCCAGAAGCAAAAGATAACGAAGACACTTTACCACAAGAAATAGTTCAATTTAAGATTCAATATAGATATGTTTCATCTAGCGGAAAAACTTCTAACATAGAGCAAATTCCTTTTGAAACAAATGGACAAACTACAACAGCAAGTTTTTCTAATTGGAATCAATATGAAACCCCTGTTAGAAAAAGACTTAGAGATTCTGTAACAGGTAAATATGTTTGGGTTTCTGAATCAGTTGAAGATGGACAAGAAATAAACTTTAACCAATTAGATATTCCAATTAATTTAGGAGAAAGTGTAGAAATAAGAATAAAATCTATTTCTGAAGCAGGATATCCTTCTAACCCTTTAGAATCTGATTGGAGTGAAATTACTAAAATTGATTTTCCAGAAGGTCTTTTAGATACTACAAATATAGTTAATTTAATTGAAGAAAATTCTAAAGAAACTACATTTGTAAAATTATTAGATGAATTAGAATCTAAAGGTTTTTATGAGCATATTGCACAATCTGTTATTGCTAACGAAAAATACTTTGCGCATGGTGCTAAAGATATTAATTCTGGATTCTTATCTGGAGAGCAAACACCAATAACATTATTTGATAAATTAATAGACCTTCAAAAAGAAATAGAAACTCTTAGAGGAGTTATAGAAAATGCAGAAGGAGAATTAACAGTTACTTTAGTTGATGAAGAAGGAGCTACTACTCAGATAGAAGCTAACCAAACAGCAAAAGTATTTGCTGGATATTATGTTGATGAGGTTGCAGACTTAAATATTAAAAAAGGTCATATTGTTACTAAGACTTTTAAACTTTTATTAGAAAATACAAAAGCGACAGATTTAGAATTAGTTGCTAGAGTTATTGGTAAAAGATCCGATGCAGTTTATCATTCTTCTTCTACTGGAACTGAAGTTGATTTTGAAATGGGAACAAATGATTTTGCTGTTACACCATCACCAACACTAGCATCAAGAGTTGAAAATGATACTTATTATACAGTAGAGGCTAAATATGACTTAGTGCCAATACAATATCAAAATATGTCAAGTGCCGAGGCAGCTGCTGAAATTTTCAATAATGCATCGCCTTTTCAATCAGCACAGAGAAAAGGTCAATTTATTTATAGCAGATATATGGATGTTTCTGGTGAAAACCCACTTTATGCAGTTGCTCCTTTAGATTATCTTAATGGAACAGACCTTACTTTAACTAATAACTCAAATAGATTCGAATACTTTGGTATTGCAGGAGCTGGTTCTGTAGGAGCACCAAGTTCTGACTTTATATGGGACGGTTCAACTGGAGTTGTAACACTTGGGTCACTAACATCCGGGGATTATGATGATAGTCTTTATGTTCATATAGACCATCCTCAAATAGGAACTCCAGGTTTCGCTCCAGGAAATACTAATATGAGTCAATTAGCGACTTTACAAGAAAGTGAAGCATTCTCTAATTTACAGAACGCATATAGATATGATAATGACTCATCATACCAAAGAAGTATGAAAATGTCTTTTAGTGACAATGACCAATATCTTCTAGGAGGTAAATCGTGCGGTGCATATCTTTTTGTATCTCCAACTAGAATTGGAAGTTTAGAAGTAGATGGTGATAATAAATTCGGTAAAAGAAAAATAGGTAAATTAGATGAGAAGCAAGTAAATTCTACAACTGCTAAAGCTCCTAATCTAACTTTAGATGTCGTCTTTCAATATAGAATGACAGATTATTTTGGTACTACATCTGCAGGAGGAGTTGATACTTCAAGTGGTAGAATTGGTGGTTTAAATACTTCTCAAATAAATAACTTGACGTATTCAAAAACAATTGGTATAGATTTATTTGATTCGAATGAAAACCAATTTTCTTTCGATGTTGAAGTTTTTGCTAAGTACAAACCTAAAGGATTTAATCTTAATAATATCAAAGCTGTAACTCTTAATAAGACTATATAATTTCTGAACTTAAGGCGTATATTAAAGAGATATATAATTAGTAAAACTAAAAATATAAATAGTTAATGCCTAGAAGTATTCGAACGGATATTGAAGTTAATAATGGATCTGATTTTATATCTAGACCTATTCTAAGAACAAACCCAAAACTTTCTACTAATGTTAAGATTGTAGTAGAGGATGATGAATTATTCTTAGAAAGCTTTGATGCATCTGAACAGCTATCTGATTTTAAATATAAGAAGAAGAGAGTCAGCAAAAATGGCAAGTATTCTTATGACCTTTCTAGATTTTGGATAAAAAACTCAACACCTTTAGAGTTAGCATTTAATGTAAAAAGAGAGTACAGTGATTTTTCTATACTTGATGATTTTTCTAAGCAGTTTGAAGAAACTTATAATTATGGAACTAGTTCTAACTTTTCTAAACTATATGATTCAGAGTTTAAAATATTTGCACCTATATGGTTAGATAAAAAAGTACCTTCTAAGTTTTTAATTTTTAGAATAAAAGACCCTTTAGATGCAGACTCCATAAATTATTCTAATAATGCAGATAGAATAAATGACATCATGACTAATGCTACTCTAATAAAAACTATAGATTTATCAGAAGACAGTAACATAGGTACATACGTAAGAAATCACGTTAATTCCGAAGATTTTCCAAAATCGCCATTAACAGTTTCGTTTGAACAAGATGAAAAAACTTTATATAATGGAATTGATTTAGAGAAAGGTGGGTTTGTAAGTAAGGGTGAATATCAATATAGAGATACTTTAGATACTGATAAACCAGTTATAGAATACAATGATTTCATTACTTCAGGTTTTTCTAGAAATGGTATTGCATGTGCAAATCTACTCAATCTTGAGTTTATGTTTAATGATGACGAAGCTGAAGAGTATTCTATCAATAGATATTTTGGTTTATATGTCGACTCTCATGATATAGGAGAAGGTAAAGTAAAAAGATTAATAAATGATACTGTTACTTTTTCAGAAATAAGCCATAACTTAGACTTTACAACTAATGCAGATTATTGGTCACTTCCTTATTCTGAATTTTTTAAAGATAAAGCAATGTTGGGCTGGGTAAAAACAGCAAGAGGATATCATAATGTTAAAAATGGAGTTGATTGGGATATATCTAAACTAGAAATAAAAATAGACTCTAACAATCAAGATTATTCTGACTTTTTTGGAATCAAGAGAACTGATAGAAATGTAGAGTCTTTTATAAATGATTCAGCAGAAGGAGATTTCCTAAAATTAAAAGTTGTTGGAACTCCAAATCACAACGATAATTTTACTCTTGTAAATTTAAAGAAACAGTCTTTTTCTATATTTATAAATAAAAATACAGCTGGAGAAATAATAACAATTGAAGATAATCTTTCAAATTCTTTTACAGCAGTTTCAGGAGCTACTTCTGAAGAGACTTCTCTTAATATTATAGCAGCATGGCCTTCAATAGGAACTTTTGCAAAATATTCTTTATTGCAAAAATATAATTCTAAAGATAATATATGGTATATAGATGTATTTGAAGATGTTGTTAGTATGGAGGAAGACCATAGTTTTATAAGTTTAAATAATACTCCTACATTTTTATCGATACAAAGAAATGTTTATCCAGTAAATACTGCAGCAAATACATTTTACGCAGATAACACGATATTAAAGGCTAGAACAAATGTTAAGTCTTTTTCTAATTTAGGAACTAATAAGAATATTGCTAATGCTATTTCAGAAGTTATAACTGAAAATACTAGATTTGAAACTTTAATAGATGGTGAAACAATATACGTTAAGTCACCTATAAAAGGATATAAATTAAATAATTTTGGATTCTTTTTTACAGATTCAAATGCTCCATTCTTAGAAATAGAATTTGGAGAAGACACTTCTAATATTTTAAATATTGGTTCTAGCTTTTTAAGTACCAAGACTGCATATTATTTACAGGGTGGAAACGAAAAAAACAAATCTATTTATATTAATTTAGATGATGAAGACCAAGTTTCAATCGGAGAGTATTTCATAGATGGTTCAGGAAACTACAATAAAGTTATAGACAAAGTAACAGATTCTAGAACGATTAATTCCGAATATAAGAAGATTATTTTAGAACATAAGATTAAAAATAAACTTTCTGGTGTTTTAAGCATTTATTCGGAATTTAAACTTTCTTGGGGTTATTTTAGTGGATATGATATCTATGATTTTAACTTTGACTTCTTTGATAATTCAAATTCTGACTTGAAAGAATTAAATAGAGATAGAACTTCTGGATATCCTGGTAGTATACCTTCTCCTAAAACTGCATTCTCAGAAGAGAATTTAGAAGACTTATATTTAGATCCAGAAAAATATTATGCAAATCTTATACCTTTATTAAAACAAGAATCTACTGAAGACGTTGAAAATGAAACTATAGAAAATGAACTTGACAGGTTAAAAGAGAATTTTACAACTGAATTTGCTACCAAATCTAGAGTTGTTCCTAGTATTAATAAATGGTCATTAATAAACTCAACTAACGTTAGAGAAAATCCTTACTACTTAAATGTTTCAGAAACTTTTGGCGAAACTAACTTTTCACCAAGTTTAGAAAGTTTAGAAAGAGATCCGAAAAAAATGACACATGAATGGTTTTATTTAGATAAAAGACCAGACTACTATATGACACCTTTAGAAGAATTTAGTTATTTAGAGAATGCGAGTGATTTACCTATAGAATTTGATGATTTTAAAAGTATAGATTTTGATTATTTTAAATCTTACTTTTTATTGCAAGGTAATTTAGCCAATAGATGGAGTCATTTACCTAAAAAGAGAAAATATACTTTTATAGAAGAGGGTACTAAAGAAAATTTCGCGTCTACTATTTTTAAAGGTTTGAAATTCTCTATGAAATCTAGAAAGAAAGCAGAAAATTCAATAACTAAAGAATTTATTAAATCTACTGAGTTTAATGGTTATAGATTTACAGCTTTTATGAAAACTAAGTTTGATGATTCTAAACCAAATCATTTAGGTGTAAGAGTTATTAGAAATAAGAAATTTAAGTATGTTGTTTTAATGTTAGAATTAGAAATGTCTGATTCTAATTATGATTGGTTGAATAGGAGATTATTGTATGAATTAGACCATAAATTAGAAAGTGGAGATTATGCAGATGCCCAAGTAAGTGGTGCTTTAGATTTATCTTCAGTTTCGCTTCCAGTTTCTGGTTTTACTACATTAAGTTCAGTACCACATGCTGATGGTTCAACTACAGAATTTCTACACCAGATATTAAAAGATCCGACTACTGGTTTATATGGAGTTTTAAAAATAAAAATAGGGATTATTGAATATGGTATTCAGATCGCTAGTGTTATTAATAATACTACAATTCAGTTAGAAGGTGCAATGTATGAACTTTCTACTGGAATTGTTCAACCTACTGGTTTTTATACAAGTTCACAATATAAGTCTGCTGAATATAGTTATGAGGGTGGAGGAATATTTGCACATAGGGAGCTTTTAAATCAATTGTCAGCAGGTAACGTTGCTGAAATATTAAATAAGTCTAACGCCGCAGAATATATTACAGTAGAGTCAGATGGTACTATAGTTGAAAATAATTTTGTTGTAAATATAGATGACGGAAATGAAGTCATAAAAACTTCTAGCTTAACTGCAGATGTAGACACAAATAAGCCTAAGGCATTTAGTCTTACGAATTCAGTTATAGGATATGAGATTCAAAAAGCACAAAATGAGTATTTTACATTCTTAAAAAGACATAACGGTAGATATTCTCCAGCTATGAAATCTATAGTAACTTTTAGAGAACCTTTTTCTAGACATAAAATAGATACAGATTGGACTACAGAAACTCCGGCTATGCCAAGTTCTACTTATGATTATAGCAACCCTGAATTAAATGAACTTACAAGTGCTCTTTATAAAAAATTAAATGATTTAGGAGTATTTTACGATTTAACATTTATTAGAGATAGTGAATTTAGAGAATCTTATGGAAGAATTAAAAATTATTTTTATCACAAAGTAAATGAAATAGACACAGAGGGTGTTATTAAACTTTCAGAGTCAGATTCACTTTTGCCTAAATATAGTTTAATTGATGAAATTGCTATTGATAAAAGAGACATTAATATATTTAAGTCAAGATGGGAACATGAATACTATGTTAGAGCAGAATCTGCTTCTAATAAAACATTGGTTCCTGGAACTAAAAATATAATTGAAGAAAAAAGTTATCTTTCTTCAAATACTCCTAAAATTGGAACTTCATATCAGATATTTGATTTTACTTCTGAATACTTTGATACTTTAGACATTTTAACAGATGCTAAAATATCAGATAATGTTGAGAGTGAAGTTGCTTTTACAGAGACTAAATCACAATTAATCATAGACTTTTATCTAGAAAAAAGTGCAGTTCGTTTCTTTAAAAATGAAGGTATCAAAGACACTATAACAAAACATGTTGCATTGGAAGATAGTTTTGGTAGAATAGATTCATTAGATGACGATATTGAAGAATATGTTTCTAATAATATCCTACCTCTTTTTTCTATAAGTTCAATTGATTTATATGTTCTTAGCAGTAAAAAGATTACATCATCAATTGAGTCTTCAGCAAGCATTGCAGATGTCGAAAATGGTGGTTATGAATTAGACAACAATTACAGCTTTGTATTAGACCCTAGAAACCCACTTAATTTTAGACTAATATATAATAAAAAAGCAGGTTTAAAAGCAAAGCTTAGACCTGTTATAAAAATAAAGTCATAAGATGGCATTAAATTTAAAAGAAATATTCGAAAGCGATTCTGAAATTATCAGAATAAGCAAGTTAAATTATAATTTCGATCAATTATTATCAAATGGTGGAGGACCTCAAGGTCCTCAAGGAACTCAAGGTGTTACAGGTATTGCTGGACCAGTAGGTTCAACTGGAGCTGCAGGACCTCAAGGACCTGCAGGAGCAGATGGAAGTAACGGAGTATCTTTAAACGTATGGGACACAGATCAAGAATATGACGATGGTGGTGGAGCAACCCCATCTGACTATTATATTATTAGACCATTTAATTTAGACGGGTCTCCTACAACAGACTTAAAAACTAGAATGATTTTAGGAGATGAAAGCGCATTTAATGCTGCTGCAAATTTACCTAATTTTGAACCACTTGCTCTTTTAAATCTAATAATACCACAAGACCCTTCTGGAAATACAGAAGTTTCTAACCATATTGAAATACTTCATTCATCAACAGGTGCTGCTAAATATGCTATAAGAAGTGAATTTGTCGGAGCTGATACAACTTTTAAAATTACAGGAAATTCTACACCAGGAGAAACTAATTTCATAATAGATATTCCAACAACGATTTCATTGAGTTCAGGAAATGCTAGTATTACAACAACTTCAGGTGACATAAATATAACAGGAGCTGCTGATATCTATACAAGTGCTGATGGAAATATAGAAATAAAATCAACAGGGGATGGAGACATAACCTTTGGTTCATTAAGTGGAAACATTGTTACTAATATTTTTGCAGAAGAAGATGTTATTATAACAGCAGGACAGTATATAGCATTAACTGCTACTGAAGATACTACAATAAACTCTAAAAATGCAACTATCACTTCTACAGTAAGCAACACTTTAGTGGCACCTGATAATTTTTTAAATACAACAACGCCAAATGGTACGAATACTTTAACAGCATCGGGATATCAAGGTAGTAATAGATTAATTGCAGATGGTCCTTCAAGTATTAATGTAATTGATGCGAAATCATATAACGTTTTAAAAGTTGACGGTGTAGATAAGTTTAAAGTATCCAGTGGAATTAACACTTCTTCAGAAAGTATATTCTTTGATGATCCTGACGGAAGTCATGATAGTACATATTCTTCTGGAGATGGCGTTAGATGGAAAGAAGGAGGGGCATATAACCAAATAGATAGTACTACAGGATATTACGCTGCGCCTAATAATGGTTCTACTGATGCTGAAAGAACTTTATCAGATTATTACTGGGAAAAATCTATTATAGATTCATGTGTAATTAAAAATGCGAATGGTGCTGTTAGTTTACCATTTGGTAGTGGGAATGATGTTGGAGACTTTTCAAATTATGGCAATATTACAGCATCAGGTACTCCAACAAATTCAGATGCTTCTGAAATGGCTTACATAAAGGTTGGTAATAAAGTAGAATGTTGGGGTAAAGGAAACGTAGAAGTAAAAGCCAGTAATAGAAGTACATGGGCATCAAACTCAAATCCATTAGTAATTGATATTTTTGGAGTAGAGACTTTTCCATATACAAATGATGCTAATTTTTATATAGATGTAGATATTACTTTAAATTCTGAAGGAACTACGCCATCAACAGATACCGATTATACTGTATCTGATTATACTCAAGTTGGTAGAATTTACCCAGGAAGTAACGAAATTTATTTATTTAATAAAGGATTTAAAGAAATTGGTGGGGTTGCAACATATTTTATGGAACCAATAAGAGCTGAAGATTTAATAGACAGTGGTACTCCAAATGATCAGTTTATTCATTATTCTTTTAAGTTTTCAATACCAGTTGATTATAACTCATATAATAGATCCTACTATGATACAGCAGCGGGCGGCGCACCAGTTGGTTTATAATAAAATAAAAATAAATGTTTAAGAAAATAGAAATAAAACCAATACACTTCATAGCAGCTATACTAGTACTGTTACTGTTGATGCTTATGCAGTGTAACAGGGTTAGTAAACTTAAACAAGAAAATGTTGCTTTAGAAAATAAAGTTGAAAGAATAAAAGGTAATGTTGAAGCAAGTGTAGATACTGTTGAAGTTTTTACTAATGATAATGGTTTTTATATTAGTGAAATAAAAGGGTATCAATTTACTGTTAAAGAATTGAAAAAAGAAAATGTTGAATTGTTAGATAAATACAAGGACGCGTTAGAAGATGCTTTAAAATTAGAAAGATTAAATCAACTCTTACAGGCTCAAATAAATATAAAAGACGTAGATACTGTTTGGGCTATAGTCAAAAACGATACTACTCTTATATTTTCAGATTCTACATTTTATGAAGATGATAATTGGCGAAAATTTACAGCTACTGTAGATGTTTCTTTGAACGACACTGTAATTAAAGGAGCAATAGGAACTTTTGATTACGACCAAAATATAAAATTATATGCAGGTATAGAGACTGTAGATGGTATTAAAAAAGTTAATATTTCTACTAAATATCCTGGAATAACATTTAAAAACATTGAGGGTATTTCTATAGTAGAAGATGAACTTAATAAAATTAAAAAACAAAAAAGAGGTAGACTTTCTTTAGGAGTTGGAGGAGGTTATGGAATAACTTTTGGTAATAGTAATACTATATACCATGGACCACAAGTCGGGTTATTTTTAACTTATTCACCTAAATGGCTACAATTTTAAAAAGATAAATAATATATGGCACAATCATCTAGATATTTCAAGATAGACGAAGACGTACTTTTAGAATTTATATACCATGATCAGGCTAATGCTACTGATTATGATATTGATGTTGATGATAATGGTAGCGAAATAAAAGTTTTAGATACTGTTGACGGAGACTATCTTTCTGCAAGACATTTAATACATGAACTAGGAAGTGATGTTGTAAATTTCGATGTTACTGAATCAGGTGGATATGTTGCTATAGAAAACTTTGCAGCTAGAACTTTATTATTAGAAGCTGGAAAAACTTATAAATTTAATTTAAGTGCAGTTACACTGCCTTTAACATTTGATATTACTGGAAATAGTGTTGGTACTCCATACGATGCAGTTACTCAAATTTATACTTATATACCTAACATTACAGGTTCCTATTTATATTCAATCACTGGTTTAACTGGTGGAAAAGTTACAGTTGCAAATACAGCTAACCCATTATTTGCAACTCCCGATGAAGAAACTGGAAATAGTATAAAAACAGGTTCTGGAACAATTGGAAGATATCATGGAGTTTCAGTTGGAGAAAACAAATATGCTTTATTAGATAGCACGAATTCATTTATAAACGACCCTTCTTGGTTGGGTAGTGATTCTGCTGCTTTAGCAGCAAGTCAAGCAAACGCTACTTTAAATGTTAATTTTATTAGATATGATAAAATAAGACTTCATTTAAGAAATGGCTTTAGTTTTGCAGCTAGAGGAAAGCAGGGATTTTTATTCGAAGTTAAAACAGATAGAGATAATGAGGTTCAAAATTATTTAACTCAATTAGTTTACTTAAACACTTCTAATTTTGAGACAAAAAATCCAAAACCATTTATCATATCAGAAACTCTTTATACTAATTTTATTGAGGTAAAAGTTCCAACATTAGTTGGTCAATATCAAGATTTTGAAGATATATTTTATGGTGATGGAACATTAGGCTCTAGTAATGTTTTTCCTACTTCAAATTATAATATTTCATTTAAACTTATAAATACCCTTGAAGATAATGCAAGTATAGATTATTTTTATACAGGAGAAGAACAAAATGTTTTAATAAGTAGAGAAGATGAATTCCAAGATTTTACAGTAAAAGTTCAAGAATCTGCAGATGGAGATTACTTTGAAATATTTGGAGAAAAAGATGCAAGTGCTGCTGATTTCGAAGCGTATATTATTGATAGAATATTAAACTCAACTGCGGATATTTCAGTAATATTTGACATTACCGTTTTTGAAAACGTAGGTACTGGTTTTATAGAAACTTATTCTACACAAATGACAAAAGTTGAAGATTGGGAAGAACCTATAGAGTTTAGACCTATTATTAAATTCTCAAATACAGCGACAAGTTTTGCTATTGATGTTGTTATGAGAATCTATAATCAAACTGACAATACCCAAATAGTTAAAAATGCAAGTTTAACATATACAAACGCTGCTAAATATGGTAAAAAATTATTGAGAGTAAATATAAACTCTACTAACAATTTAACTAGAATCTATAATACATTACCAGATAGACAAGCAACTAGAAATACTGCACAGGTTTTAAACAGTGCTCTTCCAAAGGGACAGGTAAAATATACTCCTACTTTTATAGAAAGAATGGAAATTACAGCAACTCCTGAAAAAATAACATTGGAAGATGGAACAGTTACAACTTTAGGAACTGAAGAGATTTTAAATATAGGACCTTTCGATACTTATATAAAGTTTTCTATCTCTAAAATAGAAGATGGTGAAACTAAGGCAATATCATTCCTAGAATCAGGAAATGTAAAGATGACATTTAATTCAGGTTTAAGTTTTAATAATGTAACTACATTTAAAGATGTTGATGCTAGCAAAGGAGAAGTTTTATTTCAAATAAGTAAAGCCAATGCTTTAAAAGTTCAAGCGCTCACCAATAAAAATTACTATCTTTCTGTAGATAATGGTTCAACTGAAACTATGATTTACAAAGGTACATTTATAGCAATATGATTTTAAACAGTAGAAATAATTTATTTGATTTTAGGTTTCCTAAAAACTTTATTCCAAAAGAAGTAGCGGAAAAGTATAAAAAGTATTTGCATAAAATTCCAGGAAACATGTTAGAAAACCCTATAGATTTTATCAATTACACAATACAGGAGGTTAATTTACCAGGAATAAGTTTCGACCCAGTAACTCAAGCTGATAATGATGGAACTACAAGATATCATAGAGGTAGACTTCCAATACAAAATCTTATTGAGAGGCAATTTACTGTAAAGTTTCAATTGTTAGATGCTTACTTAAATTATTGGATATTAACTGATACTCTTTTATTTTATTATGCAGATGAAACTCCAGATAAATATATCCCAGATGTTAAATTAAGAATATTAGATGCTGAAGGTTTAGGAGTTGCTAGTATTGGTTTTGAAAAACCTATCATGAATTCTATTTCAGATTTAAACTTAAACTTGGCAGAAAATGTAGCAGAGTTTAATACATTTGAAGTAAATTTCTACTATAATATGTTTAACATAAAAATAGACTTAGATTAAAAACAAATATATAAATTATGAAAACGTTTGTAAAATACTTGGAAGAAAATCAGGTAACTGAAAAAGAAATACAACTTCTTAATGAAGGACTTCAACAAGAATGGACGCCTGAATTAGAAGCTAAAGTTGATGAGGCAGTTGATTCTTTTTTAAATGAATATCGTGATGAAAACGGAGATTTAGATTTAGAAAGGTTTAATGAAGAAATGACAAATGAAGGTCTCTTCGGTTCTATTGTTGGTGGTCTTACTGGTTTTGCTTTAGGAAAGTCCATGGGTAAAATGATTGCTAAAGTTTTAGGTATTGACAAAGGTGTTCTCTATGATTTATTAACTTCAAGACTTGTAGGTACCGCTCTAGGTGCTACTATTGGAAAAAGATTTTAATATGAATTTTATTACTATCGACTTTTCTCTTAATTCTCCAGGAATCTGTATTTTTAATGATAAGAGTAAGAAGTATCACTTTATTTCGTATGTTAAAAAGAATGGTTCTAAAAAAGCTATAAAATTACAAGAAGAATTAGGAATGTTAGAAGAGGTTACTCTTGTCTTTCAACCTAATTTTGAAAAAGAGTTAGATTATTCTAGTGTAGAGTTAGGTAAAATTAAAAGGTATGATGTTATGTCCAATGACATTATTAATCTTATTACACAAAACACTTTTAAAGATGATGGTTTCATGATTGCTTTTGAAGGAGTCAGTTATGGGTCTAAAGGAGGAACTAATAATATTATTGATATGGCGAGTGCTGCATCTATTCTCAAGATAAAACTTCTCAAATACTTTAAACCCGAAGATATTCAAACAGTTTCTCCTGCAACAATTAAGAAACATGCTGGAAAGGGCAATATGAATAAGAGAACTCTTTGGGATGTCTTTGTTGAAAATAGAACAGGAGAGGAATTTCTAGAAGAGAATAATTTTTGGAAGTTCTCGAAAAAACTTGAAGTGGGCAAGTCTGTTCCTAAACCCTTTGATGACCTTGTAGATGCCTTTTATCTTAATAGTTTGTTAAGAACCCTGAAAGCTAATCTAACCTCTCCTTCCTAAAGACTTAAGTTATATAACACGTAGCGGCTTTTGTTTCAAAAATAATAAACTTTTTTTAAAATAAATGCCCTCAGATTTTTATTTGTCGTTTATTATGATTATATTTATACTATAACAAACTAAAACAAAGATGATTAAAAGAAAAATAGCCGATTGGATGTATCGCTTCTGGTATAAAAACCACACTCATATATGGGTATATGAACCAGCATATGTGTTAAAATCAAATAGTGAAAACGTCAAATGTAAATTATGCGGTAAAACAACTACTAAAACAGAATTATTTAAACCAAAACAAAGATGAGTTTAGCAACATTATATTTAATTATTCAGACACCATTAGTAACAGCTTCATTTTGCTTAGTAGCTTATCAAACTAGAATTTACTATAAACAAAAAAAGTTGCTCAAAGAAATGATAGAAAACCAAAACAAAGATGAGTGAAACAACTTTGTCTAGGTAGCATATAAAAATAAATACGGGGAGTTGGCCAAATGGCAAGGCGACTATTCTTATTGAACCCAGCCCTGATCAGGCTAGAAGAATAAGCAGATCACTTATTTGGAAAAAGGTGTAGAATAGTAGATGATGGTTCGATTCCGTCACTCCCCAGCTCTTAGATAGGTTATAAAAGACCGAACAACGAGGCGTCAGCAATCCGCAATTATCCACGCCTACAACTGAAAGGAGAGTCTAAGTGGGATATAAACAAAACAAAATAAAGATATATAAATTAATATGGAAAACAGTAAATTAGTTAAAATTACTGGGCTTTAAAACATAATAATTTAGGCTTCATTAAGAAAGCAATCTTTAGTCAGATAGACTCCCTTAAAAAGCTCATATTTAAACAATTTAAAAGTTTTCTATATAACTATAAGTAATAAACGTAAATTAAAGTAAATTAAAGATTATGAGTGAATTTAACATTTTTAGTATTGGTGTAGAAGATATCGATACGCATGAACAACCACAAAACACAGGCACAAATACAATGTATAAGCCTACTGCGGATGATGGTAAAGACGGAACCTATAAGGCTCTTATTCGTTTTGTACCTAACGTAGAAAACCCAAGAAACAGTTTAATTAAGAAATACGTCAACTGGCTAACAGGCCCTGATGGTGAATCAAAATTAGTAGATTCTCCAAGTTCAATCGGTGAAAGTTGCCCAGTAGCAGACGCTTTTTGGAAATTAAGAAAATCAGATTCAGCGGTAGACCGTAAAGCTTCTGATAAATTAAAAAGAAGAGAGCAATATGTTTCTCTTGTAAAAATCATCAAAGATCCACAGCATCCTGAATTAGAAGGAACTTACAAGATTTTTAAATTTGGTTATAAAATCAAAGAAAAAATCGATGCTGAATTAAAGCCTAATTTCGGTGACCCAACACAAGTGTTCGATTTATTTGAAGGTAAGAATTTTGAATTAGTAATTACTAGACAGAATGATTATAATAATTATGACACGTCTAAGTTTTCATCTTCAAAATCAGCAGTTGTTATTGGTGAAAAGTCTAAACCAGCGGAAAGAGTAGAAGAAGATATGGCTACTATTAAAACAGAACTAGAAGGAGCACCTTCACTTGCATCTTTTGAGTATAGAGCATGGGATGAGCCAACTAGAGAATTCGTTAATAGCGTTATCAAAATGTACTTAAATCCAGGAGACGCAATGGATAAAGTTACAAACCAAACTTTTGATAAGCCAGCTGCAAAAGCAACTCCGAAAACAGAAGCTGCAGCTGCCCCGGAAACAACACCAACCGGAAGTGGAGAATCTAGTGCTGACTTAGAATCTTTTTTGAATGACCTCGAAATCTAATATACTTACATTAGAACTTAAAGAAAAAATCAAAAAAGCTTTAAAGCAGGTAGTTCTTAAAGAACACACAAGCCACAACAAGCAAATGATAAAAGACATGTCAGGTAGACTAAGCCTGGCATGTCCTTATTGTGGAGACTCTACTAAAGACGACACCTTAAAAAGAGGTAACGTTTATTGGAGCACTTTACAATATCATTGCTTTAATTGCGACCACCATTCTGATATTTATAATTTCTTAAAAGACCATGGAATTAGAATGTCAGAAAACATGGACGTTATAGAAGTTTTAGATTATATAAAGGTAAATAAAGCTGCCACTCAAGAGTACGAAAAGTTTACTCCATTTGTATATGAAAAAATAATAAATCTTGCAGTAGAAGAAAAAGATTTTATGAAAGCCACCAATTCTAAGAAAATAGTTCCAGGAGATTGGATATGGTTTCAATTAAAAAATAGACTTTTAAGCCACAAACTAGATAGGTTCTTATATAACGAAAGAGAAGGTAGACTGTGGATATTAAATAAAACATTAGAAGGTAAAATTGTCGGAGCACAAGCAAGAAGAATGAAAGGAAAAGGCTCTAGATATTTAACTTATGATATTTCAAAAATATACGAAACGATTTTAAATAAGCCTTTAGAACTAGAAGAAGAAACACTTACAGGAATCAACAACGTTTCAACTCTTTTTGGAGCATTAAACGTAAACTTTCAGCAGCCTGTAACTGTATTTGAAGGACCAATGGATGCTATGTTTATGAAGAACTCTATAGCACTCTGTACAGTTGGAAGAGATACTATGAAATTAGATGCTATCGAATCAGTAAGATATATGCTAGACAACGATAGTGCAGGTCTTAAAAAGACCATAGAAAAACTTAAAAAAGGAAAGACCGTATTTATGTGGTCAAAATATATCAAAGATAAAAAATTAGATAAATATAATAACATAAAAGATCTGAATGATTTAATAAAAGTCTGCTATAATAACCAGATTAAGTTAAATTTATCTGAATTAAATAACTATTTCACGAATAATAAATTAGATCTGTTGTATGTTTGATTTAAGTATGGAAGAAGAAATAGACAAGTTCTATAATGATGGTGATAGATTTAAAAATCTTAAACATCTTATAGATTTTGAGTTTAAAGACAAAGAATATTTAAGCACTGGATTTGAAATTCCAAAGCCTAAACATAAAAAGAAATTAAAAGCGGCCAAATTTATAAGGCCAAATAACAAAGATAAATCATTATTTTAAATGGAAGAAGGAGCAAAAACACAAGAAAGCAGAGTATTACTTTTAGATAGAAAATTAGGAGAACAAAGAGCTGCATGGACCGGTAAAATAACTGTACTGGCAAACGGTATTAAAACGCTTTCAGGAATGGAAGTCGTTATTTCTGATATCTTAAATGTTAGACAACAATTAGTCGAGCAGTTAATGTATGTTCAAGTAAAGCAAAAAGACCAAAAAAGAAGAAATGACATAAAGTGGAAAGATGCTTGGATAAGATATTACAATTATGATTACAAGTTAACTGATAAGATTAGAGAAAAGTTTATCGAAGCAGAACTTGGAGATGATAGAATGATTTTATCTCTATTAGAAAATCAAGTAGATTTCTATAGAGAGTCAGTAAAAACTCTAGATAATATGGGTTTTGCTGTTCGTAACAGATTGGCGATAAAAGATCTGGTATGATAAAGAAAGGAAATATGAATAATGTTACTAACACTAACGGAGAATAAGCAATTCTTAAGAGTTGACGAGGCGACAGAATTAGAACTAGAACAACTTAATATTTCTTTAACTAAAAGAATAGATAGTTGGAGATTTAACCCTCTTGTAAAGAGAGGAGTGTGGGATGGATACGTTTCTTATTTTAAAGATAACAAATGGATTCCAGCTGGACTTTGGAGATATGTCTATAATGTTTGTAAAGAATACAAATTCGAATTAAAAATAGAAGGAGTCACTGAACTGTTTGATAAAAACATAACAGCAGATTGGTTCGAGAAATGGGCTTTAGGGTTTTTTGAAGGAAACGAAATAACACCAAGAGACTATCAAATAGAAGCAGCATACAATATACTAAAATTTAGAAAATGTTTAAGTGAACTTGCAACATCTGCAGGAAAAACACTGATAAGTTTTCTTACAGTTGCATATCTTCTAGAAAGAGAAAAAGCAAAAAAGATTTTGTTTATAGTTCCTAATGTATCTTTAGTAGTGCAAGCAACCGAAGACTTTAATGATTATAATTTTCAAAATAGAGTAAATATAAAAGTTCAACAAATATATAGTGGGCAGAAAATAAGAGATGGTAGAAATGTCGTTATAGGTACTTATCAATCTCTTGTTAAAAAAGAAAAAGAGTACTTCGATCAGTTCGATGCTGTAATTATTGATGAGTGTCATAAAATGAAAAGCCAATCAATCAAGACTATTCTTTCAAAATGTACAAATGCAGAATATAGATATGGTCTTTCAGGTACAATTCCAAAAGAGGGAACTTTAGATAGATTAACTTTAATGGCACATACAGGACCTTTGATATCAGAGGTAAATGCACACTTTTTACAGGAAGAAGGTCATATAGCAAAATGTTTCGTAAAAGTTATTGAAATGAATTATGCACCTGAATCAGCTAAAAAAGCATTTGAAGAAATGTCTCAGAACAGATATGAAAGCAAAGATGTATTCCAATTAGAACAGAACTACATAATACAGTCAGAAGCCAGATTGGATTTTATTACAAAAGTAATAGGTAAAATACCTAAAAATAGTTTAGTTTTATTTCATAGAATAGAACATGGTAAAAAGATATATGATAAACTTAGACAAGATACCGATAAGACTATTTACTATGTAGATGGAGGTATAGATAAGGATATTAGAGAAGAATATAAAAAGAAAATGGAAAAAGGAGATGACGTAGTCATCGTAGCAAGTTATGGTACGTTTTCAACGGGTATTTCCATTAAAAAGATACACAATATATTCTTTACAGAAAGTTTTAAATCGGAGGTTATTATAAGACAAAGTATTGGTAGAGGTTTAAGACAACATGAGTCAAAAGATAAAGTTTTAATCATAGATTTTGTAGATGATTTATGTACGGATCAATGGAAAAACTATCTAATGAAGCATTCTCAGGTTAGACAGAAAATCTATAAAGATCAGAAATTCAAGTATGAGATTAAGAAATTTCAATTTGATGGATAAATTATTGATATATAATAAAACTGAAATAAAAATAAGTAAAAATGGAAAGAAAATTAGAAACATTTGCTAGTTTTTCTCAAACTAGAAAAAGAATTATTGAAGATAAAGAGAAATGGGCTGCTACTGTAAATAGACAAGTTGAAGCACAGAGATTTACTGAACTATTATCAAAATATAACGTATCTTCAGTTGCTGAACTAGATGAAGAAAAAAGAACCGAGTTTTTTACAACATTATCTAATAATAACGAAGATTTAGAAACAGAAGGTAACAAATTTGGAGCTGCTGTTAAAAAAGCTAAAGAAGACGGAGAAGAAGAATTCGAAGTTGATGGCAAGAAATATCAAGTAGAAGGTAACAAATTTGGAGCTGCTGTTAAAAAAGCTAAAGAAGACGGAGAAGAAGAATTCGAAGTTGATGGCGAAACTTATAAAGTAGAAGAAGCTGCTCAATTAATGGATGAAAAAACTGGAAAGATTGTTAAATTACCATATAAGACTAAAGACTTTAGAGGAGACCCAATTACGGTCAAAAGTTTTACTGAACCTCACAAATCAAGTTCAAGCGGAAGAATACAAACAGACCAAGGAGAATACTTTCCTGGAGTTGCAAATTGTATAATTGTAGGCCATAAATTTGAATCAGAAATTACTGAAGAGGTAGAAATTAACGAAGCAATTCAAGTAGAGAGAAAAAGAGCTGCTAAAAAAGTAGTTACTCAACTGAATAGACTTTTTACTAAAAAGTTAGTAGATTTAGGTCAACTTGGAAAAGAAGGAATGCTAGGATGTGTAAAATATATTTGCGGAGAAGCAATGACTGATGCTAACTTCCACACTGAAAAACCAGCAGTCTTAAAAGCAATAAAAGGCGCTAATATTAAAGGTATTGAAATTAAATTACCAGGTCTTGGAGGATATCATGCTAAAATTAGTTCTGGAAGAATTAAAGAAATATTATTTAATCACGTTTCAGATATTTCAGCAGCAGCTGGTTGGGGAGGCCAAGCAATTGTAGAAGGATGTGCTCTTTACATATCAACAATGTTAAAAGATGATTCAACTGCTCAATCAATGTTAAATGCATTCAATGCACAATTTGAAGGAGCTGAAATAAGAGTCACTAGAGACGGTGTTATGGAAATTTACGAAAGTAAAACTTTTGAATCAGACGAGCCAAAATGTTCTAATAGAAAAGGACATTTATATAAGCAAATAGAATCAGATGGAACAGTAGAATGTGTACATTGCGGCTTAAAAAATTCATTAAGTGAATCTACAAATCTTGACGAAGCAGAAGTTAAATCAGACGAAGACTTTATTGAAATGGCAACCACTATTTACAAAAAAGCGTTCGGTGATAAATACGACGAAGAAAAAGCAAAAGAAGCAGCAGAAGGAATGCTGAAAAAAGCCGATGGAGATTACGGTGCAGCAATTGGAATGTTGCAGTCTTCAGTAGGTTAAAAATAATTTAAAAAAATTCAGCCCAGATTTTTTTGGGTTGATTTTTTTTATTATATTTGTATAAACATATAATATACTAATGCTTAAGACCTATACAGAATTCTTAATTGAAAAATATCAAACTGCAGAAAATCAGCTTATTTTAGAAGGTGGTGCTGCTGGGCATATGGCTCATCCGTTTGATTTTCATGATTTGACATTTAAAGATTTCAAAGGAATTGTAGAAGATGGTTTACAAGGCAGTTTGACATTTGAAGAAGGACCTACTGAAAAAACAGACGGTCAGAATTTATTTGCAACTGTTAAAAATGGTAAAGTGCTTTTTGCTAGAAACAAGGGAACTTTAATAAGTCCAATGGATTTGGCTGGCATTATTAATATGTTTAAAGGACATGCATCTTCTTTAGTAGAAGAAACTTTTGTTTTAGCAGCTAAAGATTTAGATGCTTCACTATCTAACCTTAAAGATACTTCAGATTTTAAAGAAGGAACAAACTTCTTGAATATGGAAATCATTTACACTAAAAATCCTAATGTAATTAATTATGATAGAGATTTAATTCAATTTCATGGAATGGTAGAAGTAGATGAAACTGGAAAGATTATATCAGAAGACGGCAAAGCTGGTGGAAAATTGGCTAAAATTATTAAAAGTGTCGAATTAGATGTGCAAAAGACTTTTACAATCATACCTCCTCAAATTATTAAACTTCAAAAAGATATTGACTTTGAGGCTAGAAGAGACTATTATTTTAAAAAGTTAGACAAATTAAGAGATGAGTTTGGTTTAAAAGATGGTGATGAAGTAAAAGAATATCATGAGGCATGGTGGAGTAAAGAAATAGAAAAAGAATTTAAAGATTTAGATTCAAAAATAAAAGAAGGTTTATTTTTAAGATGGGCATATAAAGACAAACAAACTCTTAATATGGTAGCTATCAAAAAAATGGTAGAACCCGATGTTTTATCTAAAATTAAAGACTTTGATAAAGATAGACATAAAAAATACAAGCAGAATATATTGCCATTTGAGAATTTGTTTTTAGAGTTAGGCGCTGATGTTTTAAAAAATGCAAGTAATTTTGTAGCAGCAAACCCTGATCTAGAAAAAGAAAATCTACATAATAAGATTAGAAAAGCTGCTAAAGATATAAAACTAAATGGAGACCTTACGCAGGTCCAAAAAATAGAAAGTGAACTTAATAGACTGGAAACTATTGGAGGTATTGAAAGTATAGTTCCAACAGAGGGAATTGTATTTAAGTACAAAGGAAAGACTATGAAATTAACAGGAACATTTGCTGCAATAAATCAGTTAATGGGGATAATAAAATACGGAAGATAATGAAATTACATGAATCATTCAACGAATTTATAAACGAAGGAATTCAATTTGGTAAAAAAGGAATAGCTGCTAAAATAGAAGCATCTTTAGAATACTCTAAACACCAGGCAGCAGCAGGAGAAAGATGGTATGACAAAATAGTCGCAAAACTTGAAAAAATGAAGCCTAGCAATATTCGATATGATAAACACATGGGAGATTTTGCTAGACAATATTCTCCAAAAAGAGCAGACTTTGAAATATTCAACCCTAACAGCTCAAAATTATTAGCAGGAGAAATAGCAAAAGTTATTAAGAAATATAAAGGAGATGAAGTTGAGCAGTCTAGTACTCCAGCATCAGCTGGTTGGTCTGGAACAATGAGATCGACTGTTAGTGGAGATATTCGACCAAGAGTAAATTTCAACAATGGAAGTACGAGTTATATAATAGGAGTAACTATCGGAAGTGGAATTGATGAAAGAATAAAAGATAAAATAATGCAAGAATTGTATTTGCTCTTTTTTGTATTTGAAGAATGGAATAGTAATGATGGTGGAATAGCTTTTGATTATGACCATGGGTCTAATTACTCTACAATAGGATTATCAAACCGTAGATTAGGGTTTTCGAAAGGTTTTGCAAAACTTCTAGAAGACATAATGAATGGAGTATAAACAAATTAAATTTATTAACTATAAAAAAATAAAATGGCACTAAAAGACTTAAAAGATTATTTTGAAGCTAACGAATTAGAAGACGTAAAACAACTTCTATCGCAGAAATGCATCGTTACTGAAAAGATTCAAGCAAGCAGTTTCTATACCCATAGAAATAATGGTGTCATGGAGTTTTTTAAATCTGGTAAAAATGAACCTATTAATAAAATAGATCGAACAATAGTTTCATATTACGAAAAAGCAATTAAACATTTTAACGCATTGCTTCCTGAAAAAGTTGAACAGCTTCCACATGATTGGAAATTTGGTTTTGACTACATGACTTCAAATAAGACTGTATCTGTAGAGTATGATAATGTTCCAAAAAACAATCTTATATTAACTCATATCCAAGTATTACAAGAGGACGGTAGAGTTAAGAAGGTAATTAAAGACCCTAAGATATTAAACAAGTGGGCAACTATTTTAGAAGTAGATGAACCCACTATTATATTCAATGGTAAACTTGCTGAATATCAAGTCGAAAAACTAATTAACATACTAGCTTTAAATATAGATGAAGCAGAGGAGTTCTTTAGTGACTTCAGTTTTACTCACAGAATATTTAAAGTATTTAATGAGTCTATTCACAATTCTAAATTACACAATGATTTATCTAAGGACATTGATGGTTTAATTGTAACTTTTCAAGATGGAAGCACTGTAAAAAACTTTAAGATTCAAAGTCCTTTAAAAGAATCTAGAAAAGAAGAAAGAAGTTCTTCAGATGCATATCAAATAACAGTTTTAAGACTTATTGAATATTTTAACAAATTTGATTTTGGTAAAATTAAGTTGGAAGGTGAAAAAACAGACGACAGATATTTAGAGATTATGTCTGCTGGATTTAATTCATTTTTAAAAGAACATAGAGATTCATTTTTAGGAATAGATTTTAAAAGCGCAGATTTCGCAAAAGAAAAAGAATTTGAATTAAACCCTATATTTTTAAATAATCAAGAGACTATAAAAAATATAAACGATTCAAAACAAGTTGCTGAATTATTAAAGATAACTTTAGGAACTTTTAGAAAATTAAGAGATAAAGAAACTTCTCTTTTAACTGGAGAAATATTAGAATCTTTAAATAACATAGTTAAGTCGATAAAATCAAAAGTATTTGGTGAAGTAGAAGAGTCTGAAATAATGGACTTCCAAACTTTTAAAATCAATGATACTTTAAAATCACAGAAAAGTCCTATAAACGAAGGACTTAAAGTAGATTATATTGAAAGAGGTGCTAAAAAAGTAAATATGTTTGTTGGAAGATTTCAACCATTTACATTAGGACATACTAAAGTATTAGAAAATTTATATGAGCAAAATGGTTTAAACACTGTTGTCGTTTTAGTAAAGTCAAAAACTAAGAAAAAAGACGATGCTCAAAGAAGACCTTTTACAACTGAAACTCAAATGCAACTCTTAGAATTGGCAAAAGCCGATCAAAAAATAGAAGATGTTATAGTTGTAGAAACTGCAGGAATAGATAAGATATTTAACCAACTTAGACCTAAATACGAACCAGTTCTTTGGGGTTCCGGAACTGACAGAATGAAAGGTTACGGATATCAAGTTGACAATGCAAAATATAGAGAGCAATTAAATGTTCTAGAAGAATTTAGTCTTTTTGAAATACAAAGAGACGAAGAAAATGTTAGTGCTACTAAAGTTAGAGAAGCAATAATAAACGAGAATGAAGAGGAGTTTAAGCAGTTAACACCACCTTCAATTCATTCTATGTTCTATGAATTACAATTAGAACTAAGCAAAGTTCAACAGAAAGAAACAGTGTTAACATTTAATGAATTTAAAACAAAATAAAATGAGTATTAGAACGCAATTTGAATCAGAATTAAATAGGCTAAGAGATTCCTATGGAGAAGAAATGATATATGAAGCAGCATCCGATTCTAGATTATTGGCGCTTGCACAGTCTTCAAATCCCAAAGATAAAAGAAAACTATTTGAACAATGCAATAACAGGTTTTTTGGAGGTGAAGCTCCTTTCGGTGAACCTATTTTTGCAGAAAAGTTTTCACAACAATTGTTTAACGAGTTAAACGATAAGCTCACAACTTCTAATAATGCTGCAAAAGCCACAAAATTATTTAATGTTGGTGGAGATACAACTGCAATAGGAAGAGGAGAGGTTCTTTTAGCATATTTAATTGAAAATTGCACAATAGGAGGAGGAAGCCAAAACATAGATTTAAGTCTTACCGACAAAAATGGAAATGAGCTAGGAGAAAAATGCGAGTGTAAAGAAGCAAAAAAAAGTAAAGAAGGATGGCTATATGGATGGAAAACAGCAGCAAACCATAGAGGTATTATTGACTCTGCAAAAAGAGATTTAAGAGCCCTATGGAACGCTCTTAAAGATATTCAACCGGAATTTACTGGTGATAAAAGCGCAGAAATATCTGATAAAATGGAAAGAGGAGAAGGAACCCAATTTATTAAAGTAGTTAAAGATTTACACCCTGTTGAAATTCAAGTACCACTTACCTTTGATATCAAAGAATTACATGGAGATTTAGTAATTTCTAAAGTAGGAGGTCAAGTAATTGGTAGCTTATCTGATAAGAAAATACTGTCAGAACTTAAAATTTTATTAAAACACCAGACTAGAACTAGAATTAAATCATATAAAACTATAGAAAAAGAACTTGCCGAAGCTTTCGGAAACATTAAAGAAAAATTTGTATTGTGTCACTCTATAGGAAATAAACATAAATTTGGAAAATTTTATTTTTATGATAGTCTTCCAGGAAGAGTAGGTTCTATGAGAATTGCTCAAATGACTGCAGGAACTATAAAAGTAGAGGTCAAAGCAAATTAATTTTAAAAAGATATATAAAGAAACAGATAAAAAAAATAATATAAAAATGCAAGATTTCGAAAAGTACCTAGAGTCTTTAGATGAGGGTAAGATAGTTCTTAAAAGAAGATATACAGAAAACTATCCAGAAAAAAACGTAAGACAAAAAGCAAGCATTAGAAATACTATTATTGAAGCATTAAGGGACAAGAAATTGACCCTTTCTGAGTTTAACGAGATAGTATCAAGTCATTCTAAAAGTCCAAGTAAATGGACAAAAAGAAACTCTAGATTTTTTAAGATTGAAGAAGACAGTGTAACTCTTTCTTCTTATGGAAATAAAATCTTAAGCAGCTTAGAGGCCGTTAATGAAGCTTCAAGATGGAAAGGAAAGGAAATATATCCTAATTGGGTGAAACCAAGTGATATTGGAGAATTTGTTAAAAAGGAATCTGATTTAGTAGTCGGAAAAGACTATGTCTTATTAGATTTAGGTTTAAATGTTTGGCAAGCTGACTATGAATATATTGGAAAAGTTGGAAACACACATCAATTCAAAGTTACTGATCAATTTGCAGGTGATACTGAGCCTATGGAATATAGCGACAAAGAACTTAAAGCTGCAATTAAAGATTTAGAACTTGCAGTTATGGAATCTGAAATCAATGAAGGTAGAAAAGAAATTACAAAAAAACATTGGGATAAAGCAGATGATGACCAAAGAGAAGAATGGTTATTACAGGCTTTTTCTGATTCAGATGATGCTATAGAACATGTTGAAAAAGATTGGGAAGATTTACCAGACGAGGCAACTTCTAATATGTATGAATCTGTTAATGAAGCTAGAGCGCCAAAAAATTGGGACTCAATGTTTACTATGAAAGCAATTGAAGCCTATAAGAACGGTGAATTTGATTTAGAAGATGATAAATCTATTGCAGAATGGGATAAAGAATATAACGGAGGTAGAGCTCCAAAACCTGCATTTAATACTAAGGAAGTAGTTTCTTATGCTATTGAGACTGGTAAAAAACCTAACGGTGATAAAATAGATGAAGGTTCTACTGCTGAGTTAGAAGATTTTGTAAGACATCTTAGCGATAAACAATATAATAAATTAGCAACAGAATATAAAATTGACACAGGAAGCAGAAGTGATATGGAAGATTTTATAAGAAATTGCTCAGATAAAGAGTCTAAGAAAATAATCAAAAAATATAGCCAAATAAAAGAAATGGTACACACGAAATTTACAGACTACGTTAACGAAAGTTACAATGAATCTGCAGAAATTAATGAAGCACTTAAAAGTTCTAAACTTAGAGGACTTTTAAGTATGAAAAAAAGTCCTAAAACGCTTTTAAAAGGAATTTATGGCCAAACAAAAATAGCATTAGATAAAGTAGAAGACCACCAAATAATAGATGTCGATCCTAAAGATGGACCAAAACAAGATGGTTACGTATTTTATTATACAACACAAGCAAAAGAAAATCCATATGCTTCTGGACACTATAACACTCAATTTCCAGAAAACTCTCTTTTAGCACTTGCTAAAGGTAAAAAGGTATTTTATGTAAGAAGTCGATGGAGCAGAAAAGGAGCTCACGAATATTCTTTAACAACTGATGCAGATGGTGGAAGAAGTTCTAGTTCTACTGCTATTGGACCAAATAAATCATATTCTGGATGGGACGCTTCCGGACTTGGAAGTCTTTCAAGAGTAATATCAATTGCAGATGCTGCATTTGTTGTTAACCCAGAAGCTCTTGAAACTACAGGAAATAAAATAATGCAAAGAAGCCAAGCTAAAGAAGGAGCAATTGCATTTAAAGATGATAAAGAATTTAAAGATGCAAACATGGCAAGATATAAAGAAATTCTTACTAAAAGGTCTAGTACTTTAGACGTAGATAAAGAAGTAGTAAAAGCTATCGAAGAAATTG